CTTGATGGCGTTGGCGATGCCTTGGCCGAGTGGTTCGGCTGCGTAGTTGTCCAGTGCGAATTTCATTGTTGCGCCCCCACCCCTCGGAAGATTTTGCCCATCGCCCCGGACCATGCGTTAGACCACGATGGAGACGAGAACCCGGCGTCTTGCGCGGCAAGCATGGCAGTCTGCTGCGAGCCGGCCGTCGTGCCGTACTGCGAGGCCGTCGCGGCATTTCCAAGGTTGCCAGCATTGGCGAGCCCGGCAGCGCCAAGCGCGCCAACCACCTGCCCGCCGAGAACAAGGCCAGCATTCGGCCGGCCTGCAGCTGCGATGCTGATATTGTCGGCTGCGCCCTGCCCGCGCGAGAAACTACCGAGTCGGTCGATACCGCCAGCAGCATCGGCGACGTTGATCGCCTCATTCGTGCGCAGACGGCCGGCGGCCGTGGTCTTGCCGAGCAGGCGCGCCAGGTCGGATGCCTGCCGCATCTGGTTCACGTTCGACGCGGCTTTCGCGGCAAGGTAGTCATTCGAGACGTTGCCCTGGCTCGTGTTCTGCGCGGTGTTGATCTGCTGCGCGTTCTGCACAGGCGCCATCATCTCGGTCGTGACCTGCTGCGCGATCTGGTCCTGTTGTTGCTGGCGGTCTTCCGGCGCGAACTGCTTGGCCGTGTCCATCGCCGTCTTTTCCGCCTGCATCTGCAGGTCGCGCTGCCGGGCGAGCGCTTCCTGCGTCGCCTGCTGCTGGCGGCTGGATGCATCGCTGCTGGCCTTGTACTGCATCGCGGCGCCGGCCAGCGCGGCGACAATGGCCGCTATCGAAAACGGATCCATGCTCTCCCCTTACGCGTTGGTCCTGCCGGTGCTGCCAGTGTTGCCGCCATAGGTCTGCTGCGGAGCCGAGACGCCATACCATTGCTGGCCAGGCAGGCCGCCCATCATCATTCCCTGGTTGGTCTGGTTCTGCAGGTAGGCGGTGCCGAGGTTATCGAACAGGTTACCCACCGTGGCGCCGCCGCGCGCGCCGGCCGCTGCCTGCGAATTCGCATTTAGCCCAGCAAGCGCTGTTTGCTGCGCAGTGCCGGTGTCGATGCCAGACTGCGCCATCGAGATCAGCGATTGGCGCGTGCGCTCGTCCTGGGTGCGCAGGTCTGCCGCCGCGGCGTCGCCGGCAGCAACCGACTGGATGAGCCCGGTGTTCGTTCTGCGCTGTAGCTCGGCGTTGCTGTCGACGTCGGCAGAGCCACCGAGCAGGCCGGCGCGCGCCAGCCCGAAACGGTTTTCGCGCTCGGCCTGGGTATATTGGCGGTCTACCTCGCGCTTATTCAGATCCGTGACAGCTTGCTTCTGCTCGTCGTACAGGGCCTGTCGGTTGGCACCCATCGGGGCGGTTGTCTGCGTACCAGTGAACAGCTTACCCTCGGAAATCAGTTTGCTGATCGCATCATTGTCTATAACACTACGATCGACGTTTTGGCCTCCGACCCAATATGCCGGGCCATCATCCGCCCCGTTGCCACCGTACTGAGTGCCTCCGATATTTTCGGTTACAGTCCGAGTCGGCGGGATGTACTTGACGCCGTCCTCGTTGTAATAGGTGCTATTCGGATCGAACGACGTCGCCCGGCCTACCCCCGTCGTGACCGGCTGGCCGTTGAAGATCGAATTGATCGCGCTGACGGACGACTTGATCCGTGCTTGGCGATCCGCTTCCTGCTGTTGCGCGGCGCCCGCGCCGCCATCACCACCACCGGACATAAGCCCTCCTATACTTTGCAGCGCACGATCTGATACGTGCGCTCGAATCCGTACTGCTGCAGCAGGCGGGCCATGCCGTCAGTGCAGCGCGCTTCAATATCCGTCACGTCGGCCAGGCGGCAGAACTGGCGGAAGGCCTCGAAAAACTGCTCGTGGATCTCGTCCAACCGCTCGCCCGCCAGCGCCACGATGTTGACGGCATTGATCCGCAGGTAGTGCAGGAACTCGAAAGCCATCGCTGCCACCACTTCTCCGCCTTCCTCCGCGAACCCGACCACCATGCGCCCATCAGCGGCCATCTCTCCAATGTCGTCGACGGTGTGCTCGGCTACCGTCGGCACGCGCTCGAAGATGGGCCGGAGCCGGTCAAACTCGGCGGCAACTTCATCAGCGGTTATTAGGAAGCGGACTTTCATTAGATGGCGCCAAGGCTGTCGTAATAGATCGTGAGCGCATCCAGGCGGAAAGGCTGATCCGTCATATTGCGGAAGCGTGGCGAAAACTCTGTGCCGCAGCATTCAAGTGGGATCACGCCGCCCGGGCGAGTGTTGCCAACGATCCTAACCGGCGGGGTGTACGCATCTGGATTTCTGACATCGAAGCCCAGCGAGAAATCACACTCGCCTTCCATCACGATGTCGATGCCGTAGATGCGCTTCGTCTGGCCCGGCGCCTTGAAATCCATGTACGGCAGTTCGAGCAGGACCTCGAAGGGCTGGCCGTCGTCCGTCGCTACTTCGTCCGTCAGCTTGTAGATGTTGTCGCCCGAGCGCATGTACAGCACGCCCTGGAGCTCGGCGAAGGCGTCGGCCGGGTACGGCAGGAAATAGCGCGACCAGGCCGCAATCTTGGCTGTGCGCGAGATCGAGTACACGAAGACCTGATTCTCGATCGCGCAGATGTATTGCCCTGTTCCGTAGTAGTAGGCGGCCCGCGGGGTGATGCCCGGGCGCTTCGTCTCCGGCCGCACCAGCGCATCGATCGGCGAGCCGATGTCCACGTCGGCCAGCTTCTGCACGAGATTCATCGTCGTGATCGAGCGGAAACCGAAGTCGCCCAGGAAATACAGGTCGCTCGCCACCGTCGCTACCGTGCGCGGGAACGACGTGCCAACGTTCTCGACGTGGTCCGACAGGCCCATCTTCGACGGATCCGGGTCGGCAACCCAAACCTGCGAGCCATCCCGCGCCAGCACAACGAGCTTGTTCTGGTACACGCCGAGCGCATTGGCCTGGCGGTCGCCGCGAGCATTCAGGCCGGTCGGCAAGAAGCCTGCATCATTGGCTGTCGTCCAGTCGCGCGGGTCGCCCGTCTTGCAGTAGCGCACCGTATCGCCGGCGGGCGAGACCGCGAAGATCTTCGAGGCGAGCTTCAGCACCGCGCCTGTATGCGGACACTGCGCGTCGTCAATCTGCGGGGTCGGATTATCGAAATAGTTGTGCTTGATGTTGCCGTTTTCGTACTTGATCGCGGCATAAATGATGCCGTTGAAGACGTCGACAAAAGGCACGTCAGCCACCGGGATCTCGCTGCCGTTGTACGTCGACTTGTGAGCCACGAAGCGCGTATCGGCATGCGTGATATTGCCGACGCCATAGAAGGTGTGCAGCTTGCCAAGGCCGGCAAAAAGCCCCTTCGTGCCGGGCTCCAGCGTCGTCACCTTCACCAAGCCGGGCCGCTTTTGTGTGGCAAGGCCGGTGGTGACGTAGGCGTTCTTCATCTCGCGCAGGCGGTTCGCGTCCGAGACGCTGGCGCCCTTGCGGAGATCAATCCCTAAATCGAAACCTGTCGAACGTGATGGCGCCCATCTTCGTTCCCTCCTATAAGTGTGAGGTTTGAGGTAGCCTGCACGCTCAACCGCGCGAGCGCAGAACGTAGCCGGTGGACGTCTGAACCACCTGGGCTGTATCGACTGGCGCGCTCGTTTCCTTCACGTAGCGCTTGTTCTCGTGCTGCTTGCCCATCTCGATGTCCAGCATGTTCGTGAAGGTCGTCGCCGCCCCCTGCGCGTCCGGGTGCCGGTAGTGCGCCTTAGCGTTCGCCAGCGCGTACAGGAACACGAGGCGATGCGGCACGCTGGTGCGGTCCTGGTCCTGCTCGAAGCGGCCGGCCGGCGCTAGGTACTCGACCACCATGTCGTACTCGCGCGCGGGGATCGGGAAGATTTCCATCTGCCCGTTGAGCGTGTCGTACTTTTCCGGCCATGCGCGGAAGGTCGCCAGCGCGCGGTCGCGCTCGTTGATGCCTTGGCTCATTGGCTCGCGGATCGTGTCGCTGATCTTCACCCATACCGACTTGACCAGCCCGGGGTCGATGTCCTCGTCCTCGTCGTCGTTGTGGTAGTCGTACAGGATCTCGCCGGGCAGCAGCTTGATGATCGCCTTCTTGCGCACCGGGGACGGGCGCAGCTTGGCATACACGTACTCGTGCGCCTCTTGCAGGAACGAGTCGAGCACTGGCGTGTTGTTCGCCGCGGCCGGGCCCTGCGCGATGAAGCCGAGCCGAACGCGCAACTCGCTGCGCAGGTCGGCCAGGGTTTTGTACCGGGATTGAAGTCCGCTCATGCCGTGGTGATCTCAATAGAAACCGTGTTGCCAGTGCGCACCAGTTCCACGGATACCGAGGTCTTGCCGACGAGGCTCGCCGTCTTGATGGCGGGATCCACGTCAGCAACCTTGCCGGCAGCGGAGCCAGCGGGATCGAACAGCAGGCCGATGTCGTTGCCGTCTGCATTCTTGTAGCCGGTATTGGTGGCGCCGACGCCGTCCGAGTAGAATGCGCGCGCCTCGTAGTCGAGCTTGTTCGTGCCGTCAGTGGCGCGAACCTTCTCGCCGTTCGGCAGAAGCTTCACGCTGAAGCCGACGAAGCGGTATTCGGGAGCGGTGCTGTACTGCGATGCCTGCAACGACGGCGCTTTCAAGGCGCTCAGGAGCGTTTGCAGGTCGGCGGTGTCCTTGCGCACCACCACCGCGACGTCAGCGCTGCCAGCGGGGCCAGTGGGACCGGCAGGGCCATCGGCACCAGTCGGGCCAACGGGGCCTTGAATGCCAGGCACGCCCTGTGGGCCAGTGGCGCCAGTCGCCCCCTGCGGCCCGATACCGAAGTCGGCGCCGGCAGACCAGTCCGCGGGCGTGGCCGTCAGCTTGAAATACAGCTTGTTCGTGTCGATCGCCAGGAAGCAAAAGCCCTTCGGCTGCGCGTCGTACAGCGAGCGGTTCGCGGCCACGTCGCGCACGTCAGCATTGAATGTGGCGCCGGTGTCGCCCTTGCCGCCAGTCGGGCCAGTGGGGCCGGCAGGACCAACCGGGCCAGCAGGACCGACCGGGCCGGGCGTAGCGAGGCCAGCCTGCGCCGCCGTCGTCAGTTGTTCGAAGCCGACAGAGCCCGGCTGCAGCCCGCCGTCGTCCGACTGGATCAGCGCAAGATTCGTGCGGATCTGGCCGGTCGTCAGTGCGACAGCGTCCAGCTCGGCATTGATCGCGCCGTGGTCGGTACGGTCGGGGTTGTCGTCCTGAAAATTCTTCGTGCGGTTGTAGGCGGTCGGCTGTGCCATTCACTTCCCCAGGACAGAGCGCGCGGTGTCGGCCGCGTCTTGCATCATCTCGCCGGCATCCTTGTCGCGGCGCTTTTCGAACCACCGCACGATGCCGCCCACCACCCACCAGCCCGGCAGGCCAGCGGCGACCAGCAGCGGCGACGTCACGAACATGAGGCCCATCGCCGGGTCGAGCCCGCTCATCTCAGCGACGGTCTTAGCCGACGCGAACAGGTCCGGCATCTTGGCGTGCAGCGCAGTGACCAGCACCGGGCCGACCACCATCGAGCACATGATCGTCACGACCAGGCGCGCGAAGCCTTCGCGGCGGCTTTTCGGCCAGAGCACGAGGAAGCCAAGCGCGGCGGCAACAGCACCGGCAGCGGCAACCTGCAGGCCGAAATACTTCAGCAGGGCACCGCCGGCCGCAGCCGCTCCGGTCGTTGGTTCAGGCATCTTCTTGCTCCATTGGTTTTGGTCCAGCACTTGCATACGTGGATCCCCTTGCATTCTCAGCAATCAACAGCGTCAGAGAATTCCGACAGAGCTTTGAGGCACAGATAAGCCTGCTCAATCGGATTCGCTCCATCGAGGTCATAGGCGGTCTCGATTACTTTTTCCGCGAAGAACGGAACACCGCTTTCGGCCACGTAGCTCCGGATTCGGAATTCCATATTCTGCTTATCTTTTATCACCACAAACTCAACCCGGTGATAAGCATTTTCAGCAACAAGCCCGATAGGCGTAGTCATCGTTTTAATGAGAGCCATTTTAGTTTCCGGTTAGCATTCGTTGTGGCAGCCAAGTTCCCGGCGATCCGCCTGCCGTGCAGCGCCAGCGATCTATGATGTATTTGCTACCTGCCGTCCCCAACTCTGCCGGTGCCGAATTGATGCAAATATCCCCGGTATTCCACGCTCCGGCGCTTGGCACTGCTGCGGATTTCGTCGTTCGTGTGCCAGACGAATCAGAAACGCCAAAAGCGGTGAAGTACGCGCCGAGCGTGGTCGGGCCATCGTGGCGAATCTTCAGCGTGTCCGTGTTGTTGTAGACGCGCACTTCGGGCGACTGTGCGCTGCCGATTTGCCTGTTATCCAGCACAGTCGGGTTGGTAATGTTCTCGACGTGAACCAGAAGCGTTGCCGTGCAATTCACAAACCGGTTTCGATTCGCAGAGCAGCCATCGCCCACGGTATAGCCGGAGTTGCCGACGATGACGCCGCGCAGACGGATGACATAGCTGCCCGCCACCGCCTCGAATGTGTTGTCGCAGACGTGCGTTTCGAACGGCGTTTGCGTTTCAACCGCGCTTCCGACAAAACGGTTGTGATGGATATTCACGTACCGGGCTAGCGAGACTTGCACACCAATAGGCGACCAGAATGTGCAATCGTGAATATCCGCGTGCCGGTCATGAAGACCGGAGGCGATATTCTGTACGGTGGTGCTGGCGTCGATATAGACGTCATTGACGGTATTCGACCAGAATTCACAGCCAGCAACCTCAATGTCTTTCGTACCGGCGTCGTTGACGGTGTCGCCACTCATCAGCCCGTAAGTGCCATTGCTGTAGCACTTGGCCAGATAGACCTTGCTGCGCCGCGCGCCTTGGTGCAGCCCGATGCCGGAGTCGAACTGATTGTTGTAGTACGCCCCGCCGATGACGGTCAGGTCAGAGATTGAGCCGCTATGCAGGCCCTTCTTTCCGTTGCCGTGGCTATGCACCCCCTCCCAAAGCGTGTTGTCAGCCGAAACCGGCGCACCCACACCATTGGCTGTAACGTTCATTGCCTCGCAAAAACTAACGCGTGGGCGACCCGTGGTGTAGGCGCATCGGATACCATAGTTCGCATTGCCAATCGGTGCCCAGGACTGGTTAGCCCTGTTACCATCAACGGTTAATCCTTGTAAACTCGGAGAATCGCCCGTTAGCGTCACAAGATCAAATGCAGTCGGAATCGTTGCTGAAACAGCATCTTTCAATTTGAAGATGGAGCGGCCCATCCCGGCGCCTAGCACCTGAATGGAATCAAATGTGATTGGGGCAGTGAAGATAAACAGGCCGGAAACAACAGTCAGGATTTTTCCATCGGCTTTAGCCCGCGCCGCTGCTGCATTGATATAGGCTGTCACATCGGTGACAGACGTAAAGTTCCTAATCGCAGCCCATTGTGACTTAGGGATAAAATCAAACAAGTCAATGCTGTTCCTGGTGATCTTTTCACCTGCGGTCGTAGGTTCCGCCCCAGAACTTGGCAGCAATAGGCCTACCAGCGCGGCACCCTTTGCCGGATCGGTGGCGTTGGCAAGATCCGCTGCGCCGACATTCGGGATTGTCCAGGTCGCGCCGTTGTAGACCTTCTCGACGCTGGAGGTCGAATTAAAGTAGCGGTCCCCTGCCTGCATGACGGCGCCGCTTGGGCGCACGCTAGGGTCGCTAGCCAGCGGCCCATAGTACCTATCGTTGATAGCGGCCTGAGTGCTAACGGCATTCGCCGCATACTGCCCAGCGGAAACGGCGCTTTCGCTTGATGCGTTCTCGTAGGCCTGCGAGGCGTCACGGTATGCGGCCGACTGGCCGGCAGACGCGGCAGAGGCAAGCGCCGCAGTGTTCGCCGCCAAGGCGGAGTCAGCAGCCTGAGTAACCAGCGGGTCGAGCGAGGCCTTGGCAGCCGCCGCGATCTGCGTCAGGAAGCTAGGCGCGACGCTGTCCTGCGTGACGATGCCGGCCTTCAACCCGCCCGCATCGTTCTGGATCTTCGCCAGGTTGGTCCGGATCGCGTTGACCGACAGCGCAGCCCCGTCAAACTCCTTGTTGAGCGCGCGATGGTCCGTGTTCTGGCCGTAGTCTGCCGTGAAATCTTTCGATCGCTCGTACTTCGGGGGCTGCGCCATTCGTCAGGCTCCTGTGCTGATGGGCTTACTCGGTGGCCGCGGCCTTCTTGCTAGGCTTGCTGGCTGCCTCAGCTTCCTTCTCGGCGGCAGCGAGACGCGATTCCAGGCCCTTGGCGGCCTTCTTGCCGTACACCTGCTCGACGATCAAGCCTTCGTCGTTGGCGCCATACTTCGCGGCCAAGCGGTCGAACTCGCTGCCGGTCACATCGGACATGCCGACGGCCTCGGTCGGCGGGTTGTCGATGACGGCGCCGCCCTTCGGGTTGTGCACGTTCTCTTCACCGAAGATGGTCTGCAGAATGGGGATCTCGTACTCGGGCACATCGACGGGCGTGATCGTGCCGGCGTCGCGGCGGATGTTGACTTGATAGACGGGGATCGGCATTTCGTTACCTCGATATTTGTTGGCGTTGCCTCGAAAAAACCCCGCCGGTTCTGAGGCCGGCAGGGCGAAAGACCGCCTTTCGACGGTCGCGAGGATCAGGCGATCGACAGCACCGCGTGCGCGTTGGAGCGCTTCAGCACCAGCGCCAGACGCAGATTGATCATCTGGTACAGGGCGAGGATGTTGTACGGGCGGGTCGGCGAGACGATGTCCATGTCGTCGTCACGCAGCTCGATGTGCTTCGTGTTGAGGAAATAGCAGCGCTTCTCCCAGGGGATCGCCGGCGCGTCGAGCGCGTCGAGCGTCGAGAAGTTCGGATCCCACACGATTTCGACGCCCTTGAAGTACAGGCCGGTCGATGCGCCGGTGCCGGTACCCGCGTCGATGGTCTTCGGCTTGGAGCCGTCGACTTCTTGCGTCAGGGTGATGCACTTGCGGTAGGCGTCGATGAAGTCCGAGCCAGCCAGGATGAAGTCGGGCGTGCCGCCGTTACGGATGCAAGCGCGCCAGTTCTTTTCCATCGCGTCGACCAGGGCGCCAGCGGTACCCGAGGCGATGGCGGTCTGTGCGTTGTTGCGCCAGTACAGCGCGGTCGCACGGTCCAGGCCGCCAACGACGCCGGTAGCCGGTGCGGTGGTGATCAGACCATCGAGGCCGGTAACAGCGTCGGTCGAGGCCGTGCCGTTGCGGTGCAGTTCCAAGTCAAGCTTCTCGAAGAATCCGAGCTTGAAGCTCTCCATCTGCTCGTCCAGCAGTTGCACGAGCTGAACCTTCTCGTTCTGCTCCAGCTTGTACTGGCCGCGGTCGCCTTCGCGCACCTTGATGCCGTTGCCGAACAGCGTGTCGTGCGGGATGTAGAAGCCATCCACGGCACGGCGCCACGGAAACGCGGCCTGGTCGGTGGTCTGTCGCTTGTTGAACGACACAGCGCTTTCACCGTACGCCCATGCGAAATTCGAGTCGTACGACTTGCGGACGTTGACGACGATGTTTTGCTTCGCGCCGAGGAACAGCTTGCGCTTGCTCATCAGCTTTTTCAGCAGGGGATGCTCCACGCCGATTTGATCGGTGGGCGTGTTGCGCATGTACTCGTCGAGGGATACCTTGCCGAGATAGGCTAGGTCGGGGCCGGAAATGGGCATTGTCGCTCCGTATATGAAAGTAGGGTTCACCTGCTCTCACACCGTTTCGGGACGCATGCTCCGAAGGTTCTCGACCTGGGCGTGCCGTGCGCGACTCTCGGCTGCTGCGACTTCCACCTGGTCGACTGCGCTACCGGACGCGATCCCGGCGATACAGCGACAATTGGGTGTGGTGCGACTGGCCGGCGATGCCGTGGGGCCGGGGCGCGGAGTCCGGTAACGCGCTGCTTTTCCCCTGGGCTTGGCCTGACCTGTCGCGGTAAGGCAATCGAACTATACCAAAATGGCTTGTACTTCAAGCATATTTGGCTTGCCGAAGGCGCGCCTATTGCGCTACCGCAACGGCCTCCGCATCAGCACGCGCATGTTTGATCGCCTGGCCCGTCTGGTACGGCATCCACTCTGCATAGCGGCCGATGATGTTGCCGTCGCTGTCTTTGTTCGGCTCGTCGCCATGCTGCAGCAGTACGCAGGAGGTGACGCGGAACATATTCCCGTTGGCATCGAACACCACCAGGTTCACGCAGCGGTCGCCCCACACAGCTACAACGGTTGCGTCCAATGGCTGATCGCCAGCGCAGATCATGGGGACGGGCCCCATCTGGTCGGACTTGCTCGGGCGATACCAGACCTTACGGCCGACAGTCGGGGCAATAACAACACTCATAACTCACTCCTCGGTGTATTGGGCCGGCTGGCCCGGTGGTAAATCAGAGCCCCATGCTATCCAGATGGGACATGACGCGATCGGCAAGCGGCGCATTCGGGTTCGCGGCGGGCGTACCCATCGCGGCCGGGCGTGCGCGCAGCGGCTGCTGATTGGCAGGCGGGCGCGGCGCGGCGGCTGGCCGGATGTTGTCGTACATGAACTGGAACTGGCCCAGCCACTGCCGCGGCTCGAAAGTCGTCACGAAGCGCTGCACGTTCTCCGGCTTCTGGAAGTAGGCGTGGATCTCCTTCATTTTGGCCGGGTGGTCGACCTCGCTCTCGCGCGTCTTGAAATACGCGGTGGCGTTGGTCGACAGCGTCGTGATCTCCTGCTCGTAATCCTGCTGCGACTGGCGCTGCGTCTGCTGCGCTTGCTGCTGTGCCTGGCGCTGCTGCGTCTGCTGCTTGTCCTGGCGCTGGTACTTGGCAAGGGTGATGGCATGCTCGCGCGTGATCGCCATGTCCTCGACAGCCTTCGCCAGATCGGGGAAGTCGGCCAGCGGGTCGATGCCGGGCGCGTCAATGCCGAGGCGCAGGGCCAGGTTGGCGCGCTGCTCGTCCAGCATGCCGAGCGCCGTGCGCAGGCTCGTATCGTCGCCGGTGGCCACCAGGCGGCCGAACTCCAGCGCGCGGGCAAAGTCCTGCGGGTCTTGATACGCTTCCAGCACCATCGTGCGGAACTCGGTCAGGTCGGCATCGCGTTCCTTCAGCGCTGCGTCGGTGTCGCGCAGTTGGGCCAGCTTCTCGCGAATGCGCTCCTTGCCGCGCTCCGAGCGGACGCCGTCCAGCAGCTCGGCCTCCTCCTGCTCGGGCGTCTTGGCGACGGGCTCGGCGGGCGCGGCCGGATCGACGGGCGGGTCGGCAGGCTTGGTCTCCACAGGCGCGCCCGGCGCATTCGGATCGGCAGCGGTCAGCGAGTCGAGCAGCGCTTTCGTGCCGGCCATCGGATCGGCAGCAGGCTCGGCAGGCGCGGCCGGATCGACTGGCGCTGCTGGCTCAACGGGTTCTACAGGCTCCACCGGGGCGGCAGGCTCTACCGGCTCCGTCGGTTCTTGCGGCGCCGGCTCATTGGCCGTGCTCATGCTGTTCAGGAATTCCTCGCGATCCATCTATTACGCTCCTTGGGGTGGTACTGCGTGTGCTTGCGGCGGCTGGCCGGGTGGCATGCCTTGCGGCTGGCCTGGGGCGCCAGGCATGCCCGGCTGCATCGCTGGCATGGCCTTGGCCTGCGGGATGAATTGATCGGCGTCTAGCTTGTCGTCGAAGCGCGCGACAGTCTCACGCAACAAGGCTTCGAGCGGCGCAGTGTCGACGCCCATGCCCTTCATCTGCATGATCTGCAGAATCAGCGGCTGGATCACGGGGATCATCTTGATCCATGTGTCCTGCTGGTCCAGCTTGTCCGGCGCGCCAGTGGTGCCCGCGCGGATCTTCAGCTCGATCATCTCGAAAATCTCGTCGCGCGACAGTTGCGGCCAGTCGAAGGCAGGAACCTGCACGGACTGCGGCGGCATGCCGGGAATGGGCGACGGGATGACCTCCTCTTTCGGCGGGCCCATCATGCGCTCGACCTGCTGCGGCGTCAGTTCCTGCAGCAGGACCTGCGCGGCGTACTGGCTGATCTCCTGCAGGAAGTCCTCCACCTGGTCGCGGAACTCACTAACGCGGCCGGAGAGCGCCTGTTGCTGGATGTTCGCCTCGGTGGCGGTCTTGGCCTGCACCACGGACGAGCGCGCCGCGTCCTGCATGCCGGTGACTTGCTCCCAATCGTAGCGGGCTGCCGACGTGTCATACACCTGCGGATCGATAGGCGGGTGCTGACGCGGAATGATCACCTGATTGAGCGGCTTGCCTTCGGTATCGACAAGGATCACCTCGCCGAGCACAGCGTCGGTATGGCGCCGCAGCGTCTTCTCGTTGGTATCGCTCGATGCAATCCAACCAGGCTTCGCCAGTTCGCGGTGCGCATTGAAGTCGTCGCGCGTGGTGTTGTGCTCAACCTGCAGCTTCTCGGTCAGATCGACAAGGGAAGGGCCGACCACGTTGCCGTCGACGAGCTGGAACGGCAGGATGAAGTACGGGAACCAGCGGTCGCCTGCACGCGATGGCGTGTACGGCGCGCGCAGCCACCAGTCGCAGCCCTCGGCGATCGTGTACACGGTCTGGCTGCGCTTGTCCCAAATCTCGATGACGGCGATCTGGCAGTCGTCATCGCCCGCGGAAGCGTTATCAATCGCCATCAGGCGGTTGCTTTCGTTGCGCCCACCCTCGCTGCTGTCCTTGTAGCGCTTGGCCTTATCCAGCTTGTAGCCGTACTGCGACTCAGCGAGCGACTTCTTCATCGGGATGATCTGCGCCATCCAGTCGCTGTCCTCGTAGTCCTGCAGTTCGGCCAGGGTCGGGTCAAGCAGGATCTGCTCGGTAAGCAGGCGGTCGATCACCAGGCCTTCAGCGGCCACAACCTCGGCCTGCTCCTGCATGGCGCGCATCTGCTCTTGAAGCTCGGCGCGGGTCGCCTCCTGCTCGGCGCGCTGGTCCGGGTCGTTCAGGTCCATCAGCAGCTTCTCGACGCGCTGGAGGTTGTCCTGCGTGTCGTTGATGCGCGCCAGGATGACAGGATCCTGCTTGATGTCGCGCTGATACAAGACCTTGACGACGCCGAAAGACACGGTCAGCGCTGCGCGAACAGTCGACTTGGCGCGCTTCTTCAGCTTGGCCTTGTCTAGCTCACGGTTCGTGACGGTCTGCAGCGTCTCGCAAAACAGCTTCAGCGGGCGGCCCTGGTAGAGGCCGGTGACGCTCATCTCCGGGTTGCGGGCGTAGATATTAGGCAGGATCGCGGTGATCGTGCCGTGGATCAGGTTCGCGCGCAGCTTGTAGAAGTCGTCGCTATCCGGGTCTTTCGTCCAGTCGAATCCAGCTACTACCTTGCGGTTGTGCTTCACGCGCTTGTGGAACTTCTCCCAATGCTTGCGGGCGGCAGCAAGGCGCTTGTTCCACTGCTGCGCCAGCTTGTCGGCTTCAGGCTCGGGCTTGTACTGCTGCGTCGCCTCGGTCGGCGCGGTCGTCGCGGCCTCAACCATGCCAGGCATAGCGGCTTCGGTCGGTTGCTCTGGCTGGTTCTGCATAAACATGGTTAGGCGCTGACTCGCATTCGATGGGTACCGTCGGAAGTATCGACGTCGTGGCCCTCCTCCTCGGATTTTTGTTCCTCGTCGGGATTACGGCGGCGGCGCATCACTCCGTAGCGGGTGGCGTCCCACGCATGGTCTTCAGCATCGGTGTCCACGTCTTCCGGGTTGTTGTCCGATGGCGGCAGGCCAGGGATCGTGCGGATCCAGTGCTTACAGGTGCTGAACACCTTCAAGCGGCCTTCGGCAAGGAGACGAATAATCTCCTGCGCACCGTTGACGCGGCTGCCCTTCGCGTTCCATGCCTCCTGCCACTTCACCCCGCCCTCGCGGAAGATCTGCCCGATAGAGCG